AAGTATTTTTTAAGAATAAGGATTTAAAGTGGTTTTATTTTGTTTTACATATTATAATTAAAATGAGCACAGCCATTACTACTACTACTACTCAAGCACCTTCATCTGCGCCCGTTGTAGCCCCAACAGAACAATACCGCCTTCCCGATGCCACCACTTTGCAAAATATCAGTAAGATTGCGATTTCAGAGGACAAGCCCATTATGATGGATTACTGGACCGCTTCTTTAGAGAAAAAGGCTTTGATTGGTGTTCGCGAGAATAACGAGAAGTTGCTTGTCAAGAGTGAGGAGGAATATACCAGCCCCATTCAGAAGATTTTCAAAGTAGGCAATGATTTCATCATTATGACCGAAAATTCCATCTACGTTGTTGATAACAAGATTCCGACCAAAAGAATTGCGTAAAGGGAACCAAGGTTCCGCTTCGCTTAAAGGCCTAATAACGGCTTGCCCCTATTGCAAATTATTCAATAATTTACAATATTATAAAATAACTTTATATATGCCACATAAACAAGCAAAAAAAACAGTTAAGCGAAAACAAAAAGCAGGCGTACGTATAACAAATAATCAAACAGCGGATTCTGCATTCAAGTTTTTTATTGAAAATTCAACTTTTTCATATTTTCGTCGTGGATATTTTGGTATTTTGGTTTTAGCAAAATTAAAAGAAGGGTTGGTTAGCCCATACCGTAATATTAGATTAAATAACAATAACAACTCGGTTAATTATTTATTACTGAAATTTTTAAATATAACGCCATCAAATGATAAAGATATCCAAGATATAAAACCAGAAGACGTTCAGAGAGAAATTGATATACAACAAGAAATATATCATAAATCATTACGACATCCAAATACATTATTAGAACCAATTTGCCCGTGTATCGTTTATTCGCATGCAGAGAAACTTGAACCTGAATTCAAAAATTCATTTTATACAATAATTCAACAAAGCACTCACCATAAACAAATACAACAAGTTTTTCAAGGAGATGTTGCATTTTTCGCAATGGAGTTTATGGAGGGTTATCAGCCATTTGCATCATTTGAAGAAACACCATTTTACGAATCAAATAAAAGAATGGCATTATACACACTTGATAAATTACACGAACTTGGGTTTATGCATAATGACCTTCATGATGAAAATGTATTGATAAATACAACATATAATTATTTTTGGGTTGATAGTGGCCGAGCAATTATCATAGATTTTGGTAGAACAAACCGAATACAACACAAAAATGTAGATGACAAATACAGGTATCGTTTACTTGCCCAGGAAACTGTACACATATATCCAGGCGTAATATCATCATTTAAATGGTTGGATGAAAACCATGCAAAAATCCAGGGTGAATATGTGGCCATGATTGAAAAACAATATAATTGTAATATCCAAAATATAATAAATAAATATAAGTTTTATATAGGTGGTAAGAAAACAATGTCTGAATCAAAATTTACCCCGATAATGCACAACACAAAAACATATTGCACCGAAGAAATGGCTATAAAATACGAAGAACGGTTGAAAAAACATAATCCAGAAAAATACATTGAACTAATAGATAATATAAAAGAAACCCAAGAAATGGAAAAAAAAATACCGAATTATTTTGAAAAATTATTATTAGCACAATTTGATGGGCTTGTAGACCCCGCGTTTGACCCTGTTGCGGCAAATGCCAACATAGAGAAACCAAAATTTGAACTCATAATGACCAGAAAGAAGTGATAAGCTAGCTTAGCGACTAAAAGGTTAGCGACTGAAAGGTTAGCGGAACGTAGGTTAATAAGTTTACACCCTACTTAAAATTGAAATTATTTAACCACTTATGTATGATTTTATAAAAACCATACATATAAAATGACTAACAATAATAATTATTACGAGAACGATGAGTCCTTGTCGGAAAACGAGTCCTTGTCGGAAAACGAGTCCTTAGACGACGACCAGAAAAAGTGCGAGTTCATCGCAAATTCCGAGCATTTATACGACGCCGACTACTATGCCACATTTGAGCGCGACAACACCTATTACTTAACCATTCCATACTTAAACGAAAACAACTATCTGAAAGACCTGCATATCAGCAGTCGCGGGTTCTTCAACCATTCTCTGTATTCCGTGCAAAACTACATTCGCGAATACACGGTTAGTTCCGTCATTCCAGATAATTCTTCCTTAGAGATTGTGAAGACCAGCTACGTACAATTACCAGGTGGGATCACGGTGGCCAATGTAATAATAAAGACATTTTGGCTGAGAATCGTGCAGAGAAGATGGCGAAATGTGCTGAAAAAACACATTCAACCACAGTTGCGCGGATGCCTAGAAGATATGAAAAAAAGAATCCAATAATTATATGTATAATCCTTCTCATTAAGCGAAGCGGAAACCGTAGGTTAATAAGTTTACGCCCTATAAATTCTTCAAATTCGAAAAATACGTGGTCGACACCATAATTTTTCGTTTTCTCAACTTTGTTTTTTTTTCTTCAATGATACCCAGATTCTCCGTTTTCACACAAATATTGGGGTACTCGTCTTTCAGCAATTTCTTCACAAAATCGTAAACAAACATCAAAATCTCTTCTGAACAATTCCCCACAATGAGACATCCACCCGTCCTGAAAATCATAAAACTCACCTTGGTATATTTCTTAGAAACAATGAGCTCCTCCACTGTCAAATTGCTGTCTTCCGGCAAAATGACACCAGTCTGTTTCTCTACATCAAACCCATTTTTATTGCAGAAATAATACTTGCACTTGACGCCTGGATAACTGCACGCATCGTAAGTCGTGTCAATCCGGTATTTGTCGCCTCTCATAATGGAATGCAATGCGTCCCGATTCACATTGTAGTTGCACTCAAAGTTGGAATTAATCAACACATTTTCGCTCGGAATATCTTTGAACCCGACCGGCTCCTCGAAGAATGGTCGCAATGTATCCAAAATAAAGACTTTGACGCGGTCAAACAAACTGGTGTTCAGAACCCCCGGAATTTCCAATTTTCCAGTATTGAACACTTTCACATGAATTTCGTGAAAATTATTCTTGTCGTTCCTGAAACGAAACGTGAGCGCAATGCAATTGAACATGGCCCCGCCTTTGTCTTTGCCTCGGTAATTCATAACATTTTTGGTGGAAATGCCCACTGTCACTTTTCTCTCGTCTTTGAATTTGATTTTCTTTGCAATTGGGTTGTCGATCTGTTTGATAATCCGCTCGGTGTAATAATAAGTCTCTTTCAACCTGCGTTCATTCTCTACACACTCTTCCTTCGATTGCGCGGCGACCTTCATCTGTTTTTTGATGACCCCTTCGGCCGGTTTCCAGTATTCCACGACTGGGACATTCCAGAATATATGGGCAACGTCAATGTTGGACTGGTTCAAATAAAGCAACTTAGTTTTGGTTGAAATGTAGAGTTCCTCGCATTCGGGCGCGTCGCCGAGTTCGTCCGAATCATCGTCAATGTCGTCTGTCTCTCCACCGTTTAAAAATTTTTCCCATTCGTTATCTAATTCCATTTTGTATTTCTTTATGTCTTTTGCTTTAAGTGATAATAAAAAATCAATTTTAAAGGAAACCTACGGTTTCCTTTTGAACCTTCCCTTCTCTTACGCCCTTTATGAACCCTCCCTCATGATAAAAACTTTTAAAGGTGTGGCGTAAACTTATTACACCTACGGTTTCCTTTGCTTACTATAAAAGGAGGGGGCAAGGGGGAACGTAGTTCCCCCTAAAATGATATAAAAATTTGTCGACTCATTAGAGAAATGAACGAAAATATCCCCTGGACCGAAAAGTATCGCCCCAGCAATTTTGACAACATTGTGCTCGACCCATACAACAAAACCCTTTTCATGAACATGATTGAAAACAAGTATTTCCCCAATTTGTTATTGTACGGCCCACCCGGCACCGGCAAAACCACCACCATCATCAATTTGATCAACGAGTACCAACGAATCAAGAAAAACAAGAGTTTGGTCATTCATTTGAACGCGTCCGACGAGAGAGGCATCGATATTATTCGCAACCAGATTTACCAATTTGTGAAAACCAAAAACTTATTTGAAACCGGCTACAAATTCGTGGTTCTGGACGAGGTGGATTATATGACCAAAAACGCGCAACAAGCGCTGAAGTATTTGCTTCAAACCTGCGGGAACAATGTGAAGTTTTTCCTGATTTGCAATTATATCAGTAAGATTGAACTTTCTCTGCAACATGAATTTGTATGTATCCGTTTCAACCAGCTTCCGAAACAAAAGATTCGTGAGTTTATCCGAGAGATATGTATCAAAGAGGGGGTCGATTTAACCGATCAGAACATCGACACCATCCAGAATTTGCACAAATCCGATATCCGAAGCATGATTAATTTCATTCAATTGAACCAGAATATCATTGTTCAACAAAGTAATATTGTGGACGACACCATCTGGAAACGTCTTTACGAAATGTTTGATGGAGAGAAAGATGAAATCAAGATTAAAGTGTTCATTAATAAGTTAAGCATTCATTACAATATTGATAAGAAACAGATAATCAAAGATTATTACAACTACTTAATTTTAAATCATCCAGTTACACCGGAAATCATAGAGAAAATGGAAATTGTTATCCACAATTATGATTGCAACATTGAGGTTTTGGTCAACTATTTTATATTAAAGGAAACCGACGGTTTTAAGAGAACCTGCGGTTCTCCTATGACCTCTCCCTTATGAAAAATGGGTCATAATGCGTAATCTTGGTGAACCGTTGGTTTCCATTAAAAGGGAAGGTATAAGCAAGGCAAAAAAAGGGAACGTAGTTCCCTTTAAGGGATTTAAAGGGAAAATTGCATTTCTGTATATAATGAATCAATCCGGCGGGTACTTAGAACTCATTTTGGGGCCGATGTTTTCCGGGAAAACCACGCGCCTAATCCAGCATTATAAGGCCTACAAATTCATAGGGAAGAAAATCGTGGTTATCAATTATTCGTTGGATACTCGGTACAGTGAGACCGCGCTTTCATCGCACGACCGCGTAGAGATACCCTGCGTTTTCACAAATGCATTGGCGGACAAAACCCTGTGGATAGATGCGGACGTTATCCTAATTAACGAAGGACAATTCTTTGATGACCTAGTGCCAACCGTCATTGAAATGGTAGACACATACCAGAAACAAGTGCATATTTGCGGATTGGACGGCGATTTTCGCAGAGAACGATTTGGTTCATTGTTGGATTTGATTCCTTACTCGGACAAAGTAGAGAAGCTGTCCGCATTTTGCGGAAAATGCAGAGACGGGACATTGGCGGTTTTCTCTCATCGTGTTTCGACCGAGTCGGCACAGGTAGTCATTGGAAGCGACAATTATATGCCCCTGTGCCGAAAATGCTACCAAATGTGTAAATAAATAATTATATTATATGGATGAATACAATATAATTCGAGCAGTGCAATATTATATTGCAAGATATTGATTTATGATCGAATTCCATTTTGATAACGTATCATCATGGTGTTTTTGCGCAAACTCCAAAATTTTCTGGGTTTTCAATTTATAATCGGTGGTTTTAATTTTGTATTGTAAATCTTCCCACGAATCAAAGTAGACCAAAATGTCTTGATGCTCATCGCAATACCACTCGGATAATTTCAATAATCCAGGGGTTTGCGGGATAAAAGGCGGCTGAAACCACCATTTGCCCGTTTTAAACAATTCCATCAAAAAACGAAGAGACGGTATGAATGTTACCAAACCAAGTTGCATACGTTCGAAAAAAACAAGCGTTGACCATGCATACGGTATATAAATACCCCCTTTATATTGCAATAAATCCGAAATGTGATTGAATCTTTCACACCGATTTTTTATACCGAGTTCGAATAATTTTTTGGATAAATTCATCAAAATGGTTTCATTGTGATAGGTTGGAACATAAAATACATCGTTGACTTCATTTTCGTAGGTTTTACATACGTTTTTTGACAACATATTTTTACCAATCGGTTTTATTACAAAATCTCCAAAATTTACACGTTTAACGTATGTGGAATATACATTTTCAATGGGTGTATATCCAAAGATAAACACATTTTTACGATTTGGTATGTCCCGCAATAGTTGATAAAATTCTTTATCTTGGTTTTCAGGTTGTATCCCGTAATCGAATCGATTGCATACCCAAATAATCAAAAGTTTTGACCAGTTGTTTTGTAAAAATGGCCGGCTGGTAGGACATGTATCCGAAGTGATAATCCCGTCAAAACTATTAAAATAGTCTTTGTATTTGTTCCAACATTTTTGAGCACGGTCGTGTGTAATATTATATAAATCACCCCCTGTAGTTTCACCATCATCAAATGCCATTGTATGCAATTCATGTCCAAGAGTTGTAAATGCGTATTCAATGTCCAATAGACATCCTTTATGAAACGTTATGTGCAATAATTTCATTATATATTATCTATCAATAATATATAAATATTTATTTATATTATATTTATATATGAATATCAAACAAGTCATTATTTGGGGACATAAATTGCATTCGCATACCCATAGCTACATTCACAATGGATTTTATATTGCATTCAAACATCTGGGATACGACACATTTTGGTATGATGATAATGATAACGTATCCACGCATGATTTTAGTTGTTCTCTTTTTATAACAGAACATCAAGTAAATAAAAAAATACCATGCCGCAATGATTGCATATACATAAGCCATTATGTAGACCCAGGCGATTATCGCGGAGTTCCCAAAGAAAATATTATCATTTTAAAAAATTCGCCGCGCGATTTCAATGAATGTGATAAAAACAAAGGGTATGTTTACCAACCATTGAATTATGGAATTCCGCACGAATATTTTTCATTATGCGATAATTATAAATGTTTGTATATGTATTGGGCAACCGATTTATTACCGGAAGAAATAAATGAAAATATAAATAAATTGCCGAGCATAACCACTACGGATAAAATAAACTTTGTTGGTACATTTTCACCTTCGTGGCGTAAACTAAAAACAATATGCGATTCTTACAAATTACCTTTTTACAATTATGGAGGAACATTCAATGTGAATTCGCACGCAAATAAATCCATAAATGAAAATATCCAATTAATTCAAACATCGCTTATATCCCCGGCATTACAGGACGAAACCCAACTACGTCTTAATTACATTCCGTGTAGAATTTTTAAAAACATCAGTTATGGAAAAATGGGAATGACCAATAGTTTGGTTGTCTATGAATTATTTAACAAAAACATACTTTTTCACACGGATATACACGAACTTTTTAAAATGGGTGTGCATTTTGAGCAACGCGCAGATAAGAATAGTATTATCCAACCACTTATGGAATTTGTTCGGGATAATCATACATATTTAAACCGAATTCACACAATAAAACAATTTTTGAATGATTATACTTCATTTCGATTAGGAGAACTCGTCGTTCCCCAAAGGCACCGCTTTGCTTAAGGCCTGACGGCTGTATGACCCCATACTTAAAAAGGAAGGTTCTAAGGGAAACTCGTGGTTCCCCTATTACCCCATACTTAAAAAGGAAGGTTCTAAGGGAAACTCGTGGTTCCCCAAAGGCGCCGCTTTGCTTAAGGCCTGACGGCTGTATTACCCCATACTTAAAAAGGAAGGTTCTTTGGGGAACGTAGTTCCCCTTCTTTATCTGCATCCAAATCATTGTACTGCACTTTACCTTTCAGATACGCACTATACAAAATGTTCTTCTCTGTTTTCACAGTGGAATAAACGTCCGCCATTTTGGTAATCATGAAGAGAACCGATGTAATAAATGTGGACGTGGTCTTGTCATCCAAATAGTATTTGTACACAACGCATCCGGAGAGAGCGGTGTTCACGACAAAACACGTCAATGCGAAATACCCGGTCTTCTGGTAAAGGCCGTCGTAAAACAGAATGGCCGTTTTCCTGTACTCGGGAAGGCGCGCTAAAACTTCGCCAACCGAATCGTTGTCGGTTTTACACCTGGGATTTACGTCTAAATACGCAATTAGTTTCCCTTCTCTCTTGATTTCCGCAAAATACATTGCCATAAAGGCAATCAATGTTATGCAGTTAAACGAGAACCCGGCATTATAGAGGGGATCCGAACCGGTTTGCGCATTTTCGGAAATTGAGCAAATATGGTCTCCGCATGTCTGGGGCACAAAGAGGATTAGAAAAGACGCGATTAACACGCGGTACAACTCCAACGCAACCGTAATTGAGACACCAGCCTTTTGCTGAAAATCCTGGTCGCCGAGTTTTTCCTGGATTGTTTTTGGAACAACAATAACATCTACGCTTTGTTTGGGGGTTTGTATTTCAATGTCAACGAGAGAATCATTCGAGCTGGGAGTTTCCATCATTGCTATACATTTCATAGAGACTCTTTTTGCTCGATTTCTTGTTTTTTCGTTTACTTTTGCAGATGCATTTGCAATTTCTCATTTTGGCCATGGTTTTTTTACTCTTGCCTTTGGCGTTTTTTTTACTCTTTCTGCGCTTTCTCTTTTTTGATGATTGCGGTTCTTCTTGAGGTAAAGGATTTTCATTTGATTCCTCTGCCGCAGGCTCACCTACAGCCGCAGGTACAGGCAGAGGTACTACAGGCGGACCTACTACAGGCGCAGGTATTTCAGGTGTAGGAGAATCAGTTGCAGGGGAATCAGTTGCACCATAATCACTTGATGGCATTTCATTTTGTTGTTCTAACGACATTATATATTATTAGAAGAAATAATACTTGTTTGGTTTATTTTCGGTTCTCTCTATCTGATTCAAATTTTTGCGAAAAATCTTAGAATCAATTTCATACCCCTTATAACAAACTCCATCATCTTTGTCCGAGGATTTCTCTACACTTTTTTTGTAAAACTCCGCGGTTGACCCGTCTAAAATCCAGTGCCTGCGTTTAATTCCTAAATGGCGATAATCTTTGTAAATTCGGCAAAGCCGGAACAAATAAAAAAACAGTTCGGTTATGTAATTCACGTAATCTACTGTCTCTTCCACATATTCTCCATTTATTTTGCAAATGAGTTCATTGTAATTTTGCAGTTTTTGGGCAACATCTTCGTTTTTCTCTATGGGTGTGAAATAGATTTGTTCAAATGTCGCCGCGTAAAGTTCCCACGATTTTGCAGAATTGTAATTGATTTCCGCCTTTTCTTTCAATTTGAAAAACGTGTTGATAATGGAGAGAATGAACGTGGCCAACAAAATATAGAACAATTGGTCCGCGGTTAAGAAATTGGAACCGGACCCGGTCTGGCCAGCGGAAAGCGCAGTGAACAACGTTATTGTGAAATTAATGGGCGTTGAAATGTAATTCCAGAACCCCGCGTTGAAATATTTCTTTTTGAGTTGGGTTCCAATACGCAAATTGAGATTGTCCTGTACCGTCAACATGATTCCCCATTTTGGAGAGAGATTGTCAATGACGTATTCGGGATTTAATCCCTCGGAGCTGATGACGGAGGTGTTTTCCTCTAAATCCGGCGATTTGGGTTCTATTTCGGTAATGTCAAGTGCGAATTTTTCTGAATCTGCCATTTAAATACGTTAATAAATTATTAACGTATTTTTTACAAACATTTATCGCCCCGAGGACCCAAATCCTCTCTCTCCGCGAATGGTATCTGCGCCTAAATCCTCCACCTTATCCACCAACTCCACGTAAATTGGAATTAATCCGGGTGCGCACAACTGGATAAGACGATCAAATTTCTCAATTGTATACTGGGCTTTTATGCAATCCAACATCCCAATGAGGTTTCCTCGATACCCGGAATCAACAATACCGGTTGAATTGGCTAAGCGCATCGGACTCTTGTAAATGCTGGATCTTGGGTGCATATAGTATCCAGTGTTGTAAGTGCGAATTTGGTCGTTGGCGTTTTTCTCTACAATTTGTGCAGAACACTTTACCTTAAAATCCAACTTGGATACATTGTCGTAAGTGCATACAAACTCATCGTGCGGTGAATATAAATCAAACCCCGCGTCAATATGCACGGGGTTGTTGTTCAAATTGGAGTTGTGGTTGTAAATTGCCTCGTAGTATTTGGCGTACATCTCTGGGTCAGAGACAAAAACGCGAAGATGCATATACCTGGGGTAAAGTTGGAGCAAATTATTGTGAATGAACATTTATACAGACAATGGTAAATTATCTTTAAATCCCTTTAAAAGAAACCTACGGTTTCTCTTTGACTCTTCCCTTTAAAATAAACCATTATAGTATGGGTTAAAAAGAGTCATAGTGCATAGGTTTACCTTTAAGGAGGGTTAAAAAGAGTCATAGTGCATAGGTTTACCTTTAAGGAGGGTTAAAAAGAGTCATAGTGCATAGGTTTACCTTTAAGGAGGGTTAAAAAGAGTCATAGTGCATAGGTTTACCTTTAAGGAGGGTTCAAAAGGGAACCTTGGTTCCCTTTACTTGCAGTAGGTGGGACTGTACCTGTAATAAAAGAAGAACAGCGGTCCAAAAAACATCGATAGAATGATTCCCACGAATTTCTGGAAAATGGTTCCGGCTTTTCCGAAACAATAGATTGACCACACAAATGCAATAAGACCAATCATCACCCACGCAAACGTGAATAGGCCAAAAATTTGAACGGTTATTTTAGTTTCTGTTTCTTTTTTGTCCATTATACAATAGACAAAAAATATTTATTTATGCAAAAGGTGATATTAGGAGGGGTCTTACAGCCGTTAGATTGCACCTTTGAGGAACGTCGGTGCTAACGCGCCTTAATCGTCGGTGCTGGCGCACCTTAACTGTCGGTGCTAACGCACCTTACCTGTCGGTGCTGGCGCACCTTAACTGTCGGTGCTAACGCACCTTAACCGTTCATAAGCTTAGTCGTTTGGCACGCCGTAACCGCACCTCGTATGACGGTCGGCGTTCTGGTTGCCGGATACCCAACTTTATCTTTAATGGTATATCCCGGCGCAGGAACCCCATAAGCCAGCGCATTCGCGGTCTGTTTTCCATAGGCCGTCATAAATGTATTGGCCGAGTTGGTTACCGTGTCATATTTCAGCCGTGTTAATCTCGCACTCGAATCCACTCCACCTTGCGACGCAAATTTGCTATTGCTCGGTTTGTAATACAATGGAACATAGGGAGTTCCAATGGTGGGGTTGGCAGTTCCAGTCTTGAACTGGTTTCCTTTAACATAGCCTGGATATACTAAGTTATACCCAGCGATTGGTGTCGCTGTGATATCAGTGCCATAAATATTGTAAAGAGTACCTTCAAATCCCGATATACGAATTACCGGCTGCGTTTGGTTTTTTTGGTTAACAGTATTTGGACCAATATCGGCCGGAGGATAATTGCCTGCCGATATTCCTAAAATAGCCGGTAAAACATTATTCAAAATGCGTATAACTGGAACAATGGTATACTGTGGTTTTACCCACGATGCATTACCTGGAATTGTGTATCTAGTGTCTGGATGAATTGTCTCATCTGTCGCAAAGCATTGGATTTGCACCTTATCCGAAAGCGTGTCATACACAAAATTATACAAAAACAATTTAGCACCACTGAATGTATCATTGTAATATTGACCACGGGCTATAAGCGTATTTCTAAAAAGCGTGTTCAGTTCGCCCATATCGTAGTTTCCATCAGCAATCGTGAAATCGTAGACAGTTGCATCAACCCATTGATATCGGAAAAGCGGACTTGAGCTAAATCCTTTGATAGATACTTTGGCACAATGGTTGATTCCATTGGGCGTGTAAATGTTGGGGATGCTGTTTGAAGAACCGGGTTTATAACTGGGGTCGCCGTATCGGATACTGAACACCTCGTTCTGTTTCACGGTTCGGTTTCGGCTGATCAAATACTCGTTATTCGAAGTATAATAGGTATCGTTGGAAGCGGTAAACTTTCGCTTAATATTGCCGGAACTGCGGACCCGGCGTCTTGCGTCGGCGGATTTACTGCATGCGGGCGTATCACATTGAGTGGTGGGTCTCTCTGTCCGAATCACGGGCAAATTGAATTCGGAAACATAGGTTGCTGGCGCAGAAGATCGAGTATTGTTAATCGTTCCACCCGGTTGGAAAAAAGCATCGCCATCCACATTGGCGCGAGTTCTGCAGGTATTCACATTGGCAATTTCTCTACGATAATGTTTTATAGGAGGTGGTAAAAAGAACCCTTGTGTAGATGTTGTGCTGAATGTGTTGGTGTTCATTTTCAGACCGGCAACCACTTGGTTGAATGTTTGACCTTTCCACGAGATGTTTCTTTTTTCATTCATATTTAGTCTAGCGGACATTATATATTTTATGAATACATTAAAGGAAACCAAGGTTTCCTTTTAAACCTTCCTTTTTTAAAGTAATTTTCCTAAAAAGCAATTACAAATCTTTGTCTCCAAAATCAAACAAATCAGTCGTTTCATATTCATCAATAATTATGTATTCTGGTTTTTTTATTCTTCTTCTAAAAAAGGACCGGATATACGAAATCAAATCGTCTAACCACATTATAGAGTATAGCAAAAAAGTTTTTGTTGGTTCCCTATAGGTCTTTGACTTTCCCCTTTATAAAAGGAGGGGTTATAGGGCGTAAAAGGTGAAACCTTACGGTTTATAGCTTTGCTGAATACCTTGGTTCCCTATAGGTCTTTGACTTTCTCCTTTATAAAAGGAGGGGTTATAGGGGAACCTTGGTTCCCTATTATGCATTGGGAATCGACTTGGAAGGGTTTCTCTTTCTCTTCTTGCGGCACAATTCGCAACAAACATTTCGCCTTTTTCCCGTAAAGTGGTCTGGTGCATCCACTCTCTTTTTTCTTCAGAGTTTTTTTGGGTTTCTCGCCCTTGATGCATCTAGAGCGAAAATTCTCATACGTATTTCGAACTTCTTCGTAGGTCAAATCGGATTTCTTGCTTAACATGGTATTTATCAGCTCATGCAAATTAAACATATATTTGGAAAATGTTTCCCGGTTCTCCATATCCGCCATTCGCAATGGCAACTTCTTAAAATTCTCTTTCAAATTGGCTCGGCATTTACCGCACGGCAACACATTTTTCAAACTCAAAACAAAATTGCGGTAATTCTCTTTCTCCTTCGGTTTCGGATTGACAGGATAATTGAAACTAATGGTGTGGAGTAAATGCCACGCACTGTTGCCCCAAATCGATGTGAGAAATCCGTCGTTGCTATCATAATCTTCTTGCGTGAATACGTTTTTCCTGGTCTTGGGCATCTCTCTTATATACCCGAATAAATAAATAATTTGAAAAAAAATAATTTGAAAATTAGTTTTATTCCGGATTGTTTAAATGTTCATAAACAATATACGATGGCCAACATCTACGAAACTATTTCTCAATACATCCGACCTTATTACAGTAAAATTGTTATGTTAGTACTTTTAGGCATATTTGGATGGGTAGCTTATTATGCTTATGGAAAATGGGGAAAACCCAAACCTAAAGCCAACGCAGACATTTATCAGCCAAGTGGTTCCAAAGACGCAACCGTCTACTTTTTTTTCGCCGATTGGTGCCCCCATTGCAAAAAGGCAAAGCCGGTTTGGTCCCAATTCACCCGTAAATATGACGGAAAAGTCATCAATGGTTCTAAAATCATTTGTGTTTCGGTAGACTGCACCGATTCAGACAAACCGGAGACCGCGCAAATGATTAGTCAGTTCAACATAACTACTTACCCCACCGTGAAAATGGTAAAAGACGACAACACCTACGAATTTGACGCTAAGATTACCGAGACAAATTTGGATGAGTTTGTAAAGAGTTAAATTTTTATAACATTGCATACCACTTTCGGTAATCGAAAAGGAACCGTTTTTATACCTAAAAATTTGCTGTCGGGTCGATTCATTTTTGCAAATAGTTCTTTGGTATTGTAGCGCCTTATCGGTGGATTCAAATTTTGCTGAATGACGGTGGTTTCGTTTTCGTCGCTTTGTACAATGAGTGCACAATGCCCATATGGAAAATTGGGTTTTCTCGGTTTCCAAAAGAGGACGGACCCCGGTTTCAACGGATTATTTGTGTATGGGTACGAAAAGGTTTTCAATGGTTTCAAAACTTGTGAATTATCCAAAGGTGTAAATTCGTCAATGTTGTTAAAGAAATCGGTTGCATCAACCACATCTGGAAATGAAACGTGGGCAACCATTGCAAAAAATCGGCGAATAAGTTCCACACATTGGAACGGAACTCCATAATCCGTTTTGTACGTTTTTTTGGTTTTTTTCACGTAAATGTCGATTTGCATTTGTAATATAATAAGATAATTATTATATTATAACGATTTATTCTACATTCAATGCGAGGCTTTCAATTGCATCATTGATTCCTTGCTTTATTCGCGCTTCTCTCTCTTCCTGGCTATTGGCAATTTTAAAAATGGCCGAGTAGTCAATGAATCCAGCATTCATAAAAATTTCGTACCCCGGTTTTACAGTAGGTTGACACTGATTTTGATCAGTTATAATATTGAGTATATACGAAAGGTACTCAAACAGGCCCTGGACCTCATTCACATTGGCATTGCTTGCTGTATAAACATTTCGAATTCCCAAAATAGTTGCCGGGTCTTCTTTGCACTTGGCCAGAGGATAGTTGATAAGGAAACCGCCGTCCGTATAAAACTCACCATCATATGCGGCGGGTTTGAACAAAATCGGCAATGCTGCACTGGCATACAAAGCGGTAAGCACCTCCATATCTGGATGTGTTTTGTGCGAAAATTCTACAATTTCAAATGTAGAAAGTTTCACCGCATAGATATAAATCGTTTTTCCAGTTATTTCGTAAAACTCTTTTAATGAAATGGTGAGTTCCAAATCTTTGCCTTTGAATAAAGGACCAAAAATATCCTGGAATATTTCAATCCCATAGATGCCCTTGTTCAAATAATAGTCGTACACCTTCAAAACGTTGAATTTCCACACATTTTGCCACGGGCGTTTTATCATAAAATCGTCCAATTCCTCCCAGCTGTATTGTAGAGCCATAATAACCGACAACATTGCTCCAGCAGATGTTCCGTGGTAAGATTGGATGGATTCGTGCGACCAGATTCCAGACAAATTCGATTGTTTTAGTGCACCATATGTGTTGAAAATGTTGGCACCGCCGCCGTTGATTACAATATTAAGGGGTCCCGTAGGTACCTCTTTGTTTAAGACGTTTGATTCTGTTTTTTCATTTTTTTCATTTTTTTCATTTGAAATTTCAGACATTGTTTAATTAGATTAGGCGGTTAATGTTTATATAATATAATCCTCTTTATTATATAATAATGGCTTTTTTACTACCTACCGAAGAAGAAACGAATGGCAAAATCAACATTGACGAGCTATACGAAAAGCAGCAGAAGAAAGATTTGAAACAGGTATCTATCTTCAACAAAATTCTGAACCGCATCCACAACAAAATCAAAATCACGGCGCGCAGTCGGGGTGCAGAGAAATACATTTGGTTCACCGTTCCCGAGTACATTTTTGGCGAACCGGTTTATCAACAGTCGGAGTGCATTGCCTATTTAGTGGATAAGTTGGAGGACAATAAGTTCTATATTCGGTATATGCATCCGAACTCTCTCTTCATTTCATGGGCGCATTTTGTTCCATCGTACGTGAGAAGTGAAATCAAAAAGAAGATGGGCCTTATCGTGGATGAGAACGGGAATGTCATTGATAAACTAGAAGACGTTCCGGACGAGAAGCTGAATGATCGGCTTTTCCAGAAAGACGCGAAAAAAGAGACAAAGACTTTCACGCCCATTTCGAATTACAAACCTACAGGGAAGTTCGTTTATGACGCCGAGTTTTTCGAAAAACTGGAGAAGAAAATTTCCGAGTAGTTCCGCCGGCAAATGCTTTTTTTAAACGACAGAATTCAACTATTCTGGATTTATCAAATAAATAATAACTTTTTTTGATTGTGTTTATATCTTGATAGATTGTTGCACCATTGGTTATTTCTTCATTATCAATGGTGGCCATTATTTGTGCACAATTTGTTTTGTAAAAATAATATCCCTTAATACCGCGCTTAACAATAAAAATGGAAGCATAATTTGATTTTGAAACTGCAACAAAATTTTTTTTAGGAGGATATTTGTTATTAGCACTGCCTAAAAAAATGGTAAGGTTTTTTTTTGCTGTGTCTTTTCTTACCTTTTGTTTATTTATGTCTCTCTTCCGTTCTTCTTCTTCTTCTCTCTTTTTTTTATTTTTTTTATCTTTCTCTCTTTCCTTACCCGATTTAATATACTCTTTGATTTTGTTTTGATTATCCACGGCTTTCTGGATTTCCATTTTCAAATCTGTTATATATTGATCGATTTCTGCATCTTCCCCATTTTCTATGTTTTTCTTTTTTTCGGCATCTTTCAGCTGTTTTATCAATTTCTCTTTTTCGGAAATATCATTTTTCCAAAATAAATGAATGGCGTTAAACTGCTGTTGTTTTTTAATAAAAGCCGGTTTAACAATATCTTTAAAAGGTTGCGAATCAATGGTATTTTTCCGAATATTGCAAAAAACTTGTTTCACCATTTTGGCAATTGTTTTTTGATATTTAACAATTTCCAAATTTTCTTCTTGTTCTATCTTTTGCAATTCATTCTTCAATGATTCATCCTCGTTCTCATTTGCTTGTTCTCTAAGATTTTCAGGCAAAAAAAAATCAGCACCACCTGTTTTTAAAATATATTCTCTATTTTCCTTTGTTTTCTCAGCGTATTCATCTTTACGTTTATCAAGTTCAACCCTCTTACTGTTAAGATCCGCCACTTTTTGCGAAATCCTTGTTTCAAATTTATCAATGTCGTAATTATTTGAGTTCTCGTCGGTTTCCAGGTATTTATACTGGGATCCTGTAAAATCATCATCATTTATTTCATTCCCATTAATTATTTTTTTCGAATTTGCAATGTCATACAGTCTCTTTATCATTCGATTCAGGATTGCAGAGAGTTTTCGTTTCAACAGTTTTGATAAATTTTTGGAACTGTCTTCACACATTTTCAATAATGTTTCGTAAAAAACGTCTTTGATATCCACTTTGTTTGTTTTCTGATTGTACATTTTATCAAGTTCAACCATTTTTTGGGCGGCTTCTTCGAGACAATCCTCATTGAAATCGGTTTTATAGTGCAGCGACTGTTTTTCATAATCGGCTTTATCTAACGGCATTGTTGGGTCATTATTTCCTGCTTGACAACTTCCACCGCCCATGGTGGTATCATACTCAGACAGAATTTCATTAATTTGTTGAATTGCATCGTCGGATATTGTTCGATAATCGTCCAAATACTTTTCAATATTATCCGTTTTTTGAAGCAATCCGTTCATTTCGTTTCTTATTTTTTTGTATTTTTTAATTACTTTTCCCAGGTGTATAAATGTTTCCTGAACATTTGGAACACTGAGTATCATTGCATTTTTTATGAATTCGTTGATATTGGCATCATCCAGTATTTTTTCTATATTTAATTTGTCGTCGTGTTCTTCTACCGATGTGGTACAATTGGGTTCGGACGATTCGGCGGATTGTTGGACTGGAAATACATTCAAATCGGAATAAAAATATTTGTCTTCGTCAAAGATATTCTCTCCCACAATTTTGTTAATTTTTTCAACGGTATCTGAATAATTTATAGAATATTTACCGAGCTCTGTCAAAATATTGTAGAATTCCGAAACCAAAATGCTATTTAATTCAGTTGCAAAATATTTCTTAAAATCCGGATTTGCACTTTGTTTTATCAAAGCATAGTGAAATTTACTTTCGGGTGAAAGAGAAGTCATCTTTTGTTTCAATAAAGATGCGGTGTCGGCAAACTTTGAACCAGTCTCGGCAATCTTTGAACCAATGTTGGCAAACTTTGAAGCGGAATTTGAAAGGTTTGAAGCAGAATCGGGAATCAGACTTTCTGCTTTGGCGAACTCTGCACCCCGCACATCGTCAACTTTATCTGATACTACAGTTTCTGCGTTGGCTAATACTGATTTTTGTACACTGTCGGCATGACCCAATACTGATTTTTGTACACTGTCGGCTTGACCCAATACTGATTTTTGCACACTGTCGGCTTGACCCAATACTGATTTTTGTACACTGTCGGATGCAGCAGATTTCGATTCGTTTACTGCATTTTTCAAACCAGGAACTATACTGGAGAATTTGAGTTCTTCTGGATTTCCACCCCTGATTTTTTTTTTAGTTTTTAAATTTTTGTTTCTTAAACGTTTTTTACTCATTCTTAATATATGCTTACATAATTTTCAATATAAAAAAGGTACAACTACACGGGAAGGTTCAAAAGGAAACGTAGTTTCCTTTAAGGGAAGGTTCAAAAGGAAACGTAGTTTCCTTTAAAGGAGGGGTCATATGGGAACCATTGGTTCTCCTAAAATTGAAGTTTACCCTCACTACAAATGCAAAGAATATAAACATAACTTGCGTTCAATATTAGACTAAATACTTATTAAATACTTATAATGGAAGAAGAATACCAAACTGAAAAAAAATCAAAATCGAAAACCAAAAAGAGAAAGACCCAGCTCACCAGTTTAGAAAAAAACAAAATCTGGGAAATTCTCGACAACGACTGCGAAACCACTCCGTCCACCGTAGAATGCGTCTACGAATCAAACCCCGACATGTGCAGCAATTGCAATTCCATATTAATGAACGTGGACGACGGATTCCCCACATGTGTTAACCCCGACTGCGGTAGAATATTCAAAGACGTTGTGGATTTAAGCCCCGAGTGGCGATTTTACGGAGCAGACGATAAAAATTCAACCGACCCCACACGATGCGGCAACCCAATCAATCCATTATTGCAGGAATCGTCGCTCGGGTGCAAAGTGATGTATAATAGCAAATCCTCCTACGAAATGCGCAAAATCGGCAAATGGACCGAATGGCAATCGATCCCTCACCGCGAAAAATCGCTTTACAACGAATTCATGTACATAAGCACAATGGCACAAAATTCCGGTATTCCTAAAATATTTGTCGACGACGCGCTTTCCATTCACAAAGACATCTCCGAGCAAAAAATGTTCCGCGGTTGCAACCGCGACGGTATTAAAGCGGCATCCATCTACATTTCATGTAGGCTGAATGGTTGCACTAGAACTCCCCACGAAATTGCCGAGATATTCAATTTAGACAATGCGAGTGCAACCCACGGATGCAGTCTGGCTTTAGAGATATTGAATAACGTTCAGCGCAACAATGGTATCGAAGTTGCCAATTTAGGCATCACATTACCCAGTGCATTCATTGACCGATATTGCAGCAAATTGAACGTGAACAAAGACCAAACAATGCTTTGTAAATTCATTGCATCCAAAGTGGAAAAGGCGAATATCATCCAGGACAACACGCCCCATTCCATTGCCGCGGGAATCATTTATTTTGTGTGCCAGACATTCAATATGAGCCAGTCAAAGGCGGACATTGCCACTGTCTGCAAAGTCAGCGAAGTGACAATTAGCAAATGTTATCGCAAATTGGAGTTAATCAAGAACGATATGATTCCGCCATGCCTTATGAAAAAATTCACCGGATAACCGACGATTAATGCACCCTTTGTGTGCCGGAGCGTCGGACGTCGCCGGAGACGCCCTTTCCCCTAAGGTGAGCCTCCGAACGAAGCGAGGTATAAGCAAAGCAAAAAAGAAACCGTAGGTTTCCTTTAAAAAAAATAAAACTGTATAGTAAGTAAGTAACATGTCTGGCGAAACCCCCATTTCCCCGAAAATTATTTTTATTGTTCCTTATCGCAACCGCGAAGCCCATTTAGAAAATTTCAAAAACCATATGAAAACGGTTATGGAGGATTATCCTGTGGGTTCATACAAATATATGTTTATTCATCAGCAAGATACGCGCGAATTTAATCGCGGGGCGATGAAAAACATTGGATTCATTGTTGCAACGCGGCTTTACCCCAATGATTACATGGATATCACGTTTGTCTTTAATGATGTGGATAATATGCCTGCGCGCAAAAACATGTTGCCGTATATGACGAGCGCCAATAAAATCAAACATTTTTATGGATATAATTACACACTTGGTGGAATTGTCTCGGTGTTGGGTCGCGATTTCGCGCGCATTGGCGGATTTCCCAATTTTTGGGGCTGGGGATACGAGGACAATTTATTGCAACAACGGGCTCTCGATGCAGGAATCGGGATTGACCGCGACGTTTTTTTTAAAATCAACGATAACGAAAACATTGTGCATTTTGATCATGGAACAGAACGCACAATGAACAAGTTTGATTTTGATAAATATTCCAGAAAAACAAACGAGGGGCTTTATACCATTTTGAAACTGGATTACAACATTGATGAAAAAACGGATTTTGTCAATGTCACCGATTTCAAAACGGGGTACGAAGAAGTGAAACATGCTAAGTTTGTCTACGACCTGAAAAAAGGGAACAAACCATTGAATCATAACAAACGCAAATCGACGATGGTTATGCAGTTTTTTTAAAGTAGGAAAACCGTAGGTTTACGCCTTTTTTGATTTGATTATACCTTCCCTTTATTTTTTATAAAGGAAGGGGGGTCGTTTCATATGCATTGTATAACATAAAAAATAAATTTATTTTTATGTTATGTTAGGGGAACGTATTTTCCCAAATGCTGTATACCCTCTCCTTCATAAGGGAAGGGGTCATAGGGGAAAACCGTAGGTTTCTCCTAATTGAATACGGGCTTTCCGTTCTTATAAACACCCGCTTCAATTGTGATTTCGCCTTCCTCGTCCGCTTCGTAAATGGTACTATCAACTTCATTGGTGACATAGTATGTCTTTCCGTTGATTTGGATTTCGTAGACATCTTCTTCTTCTCCTTCTACCACCTCTCCTTCTCCTTCTTCTTCTCCTTCTTCCTCTCCTTCTCCTTCTTCTTCTTCTCCTTCTTCCTCTAAGACCTCTTCCTCTACAACCTCTTCCTCTACAACCTCTTCCTCAACTACCTCTTCCTCAACTACCTCTTCCTCAACTACCTCTTCTTCCTCAACAACCTCTTCCTCAACTACCTCTTCTTCCTCAACAACCTCTTCCTCTACAACCTCTTCTTCCTCAACCTCTTCCTCTACAACCTCTTCCTCAACTACCTCTTCCTCAACTACCTCTTCCTCTACAACCTCTTCCTCTACAACAACCTCTTCCTCTACAACCTCTTCCTTATGTTGTTGGTAGCTTGGATACTTTGTAAGCAACTCGTCCAATGCATTTTTCTTTGTATTTTCCACAATGACAATTTCATCGTCGAAGACAATCTGGTCGTCAGTTTCCTCGATCACGATGGATATACCTTCGTTGTCGTCCGACAAATCGATGATTTTTTCAACCTTTTGCTTTTTACTGAGTTTCTTCTCGAGCTTTGCGTTCTTGGATTCCAGGTATTGAACGGCATACTCCAATGACCGAATTCGCTCTGTCAACTCCTTGTTTTCCTTTGCCAACTCCTTGTACATGGGCATCTTCATGAGCAACTTGAGGGTCTTTTGCATTTCTTTGGTTGACATTTCTTTGGACGACGACATTTCTTGGTTATAATTAATTGATTGGATATCTTTAATATTTTTAATAAATTGTTTTGCAAAAAGTTCAATTTTATACCCAGCAAATAAAAATCCAAATATCAGGTAAAATAAATGGATTCTTTTTAACAAAATTGGGTATCTTTAGTTAAACATTTCTAAAATTGATTTAAAATGATACATTATTAATATATCATATAAACATAACAAAATGGATTCAAAATATTCTTGCGAACGATGTGGAAAGGGTTTTGCCCAAAAATCACACTATACTGCTCACACTAAAAGAAAAACCCCGTGTGAAAACAACGGCAATAAAATAAAAAATATAATAACCCAAGAAGTTGCCAAAGCATTGCGCGCGGTGCAGCTTCCGGATACGCACCTTCCGGATACGCAGCTTCCGGACACGCACCTTCCGGATACGCACCTTCCAGATATAACTACGTTTAAAGATTTGTACGAATTTCTACAAACTTATCCCAAAGACGCCCTACGCGACTGGTTAGAAATCGCATGGGTTGGCAAAGACAAACAGGAATCCCTTTTGCGACTTTTTGCAAATTTGGGATTAATCGGAAAGATCAGCAACTTTATAATGTGCAAAGGGAATTTCAATCTAAAAACGATTCAGCAACAGGAAACCAAAAAAGATGCATTTTATGATGATAAACACAATCAAATTAATTTGAAAGATAAGGGCGATTCGTCCGATTTAACCGGAATGCATGCAAACAACAGCAAACATCTTTTGGTCACTACGTCCAAGAATTTGAATAAACTCAGTGCTGGAGATTTACATATCGATAAGATTTTGACAAATTTTGAGCAATATAAGACCCATGGATACACCATGCAGTTGGCAATTTGCGTCAGAAGCATACGAGAATTTGAAATTATGAAAGCCAATATTGAACATACAAGTAAAGAATTAAAAAAATTCATCGACGATAAAAGCACCATTCTAATTGACTGGGATGATTTGATCGAGGCATTTCACAAATTTAAAATGGCGTTTGAAACGGTTCATATCGATACTATTATAAATAGCAACAAATCCACATTAAATCTTAAAATGCACCAACGTATGAGCGTTGATAAAACATTAAGAATGAAAAGAGAAAACAAAGAAAGGATTTTGTGGGGGCACATTCAAAGAAGCGGAAAGAGCTACATTATTGGCGGTTGTATAATTGAAGACAGCAAAGACAAAGAAACCTGCAATTATTTGGTTATAACTACGGCACCCAACGAAACCATCGACCAAATTTTAAACGTATTTAAATGCATTCAATTAGAGGCATTTACGGTGGTACATTTGACCGGTGAAAATAAACAACCCGTTCTATCAAATAAAAACATTATCGTGTGTTCAAAACAATTCCTACAATCCAAACTGGATACTAAAGAAAACGTAAAGTGTATCACGTGGTTAAAAAAAATGATTTTCGAGATGCGATTTTTGGACGAAAGCCACAACGGCGGGACAACGGAACTTGCACAGAATACATTAATCAATTACGGCAATAAATCATTTACGGTTCAAATTACGGCAACGTATTCCAAACCAATTAATGATTATAACATTTCTCGCGATAGCTGGATTTTATGGGATTTGGAAGACATCAAATTGTGTAAAAATATCAGCAATGAACAAAGTATTGTCAGGTTGGTCGAAAAACATGGAGACGAAATCAAAGGCGCGATCGCACAATTTTCTCAGCAAAATATTATCGATGAGTATTCAAAATATCCCGACCTGGAAATATTAACGTGGGAAATCAATGAAAATATTAAACAACAGCTAATTGAGCGAAATCAAAACAGTGAACAGGGCTGGTCGCTAGACGGCGTCTTTTTGGGAAATTGGGATTTGAAAACATTAAACCCGGATGAAAAAATGACATTTCAGAAAAAATCCGCAGTTATGGATGTTTTCAACCATATATTCGGCGAATACGACCAATTTGGCATTACCGATAACAAATATCCTGTCAAAAATGTGTTCATGGAGCAAATTAAGAATATTTGTTTAGAAAAAAATAGTCGGCATATCGATGACTTTTGCGAACCAATGGTTATTATGTGTTTTCTGCCGCAGAGCAATATTTACAACATATCATTGTGCACCAAAGCGTTGCTGGAAAATGAGCACCTTTTGTTTCATCCGCAAAATGGCGAATATATTGTGGTAAATATTAATTCAAAGGAAAACGGAAATGCCAAAGAACGAATTGAGGCGGCGCGAATTCAGGCAAAAAACACGAATAAGAAAGGCGTATTGGTTTTAAGCGGAAAACAATGCAGTTTGGGTGTGTCAATTGATAATTGCGATATTGTTATATTGTTGAACAATAATATGGCGTTTGACATGATTTATCAGATGATGTTTCGGTCAATGACGGAAGGCGCAAACAAAAAATGCGGATTCGTAATTGACTTAAATATTCACAGAGTAATCAATAAAATTTTGATAGAGTATAGTTCAATTATAAAACCAAACAGTCATCCCAAAGAGGGAATCAAATTTATTTTGAAAGAGAGATTGCTCAGTTTAAACAGTAATCATTGGAAACACACCTTTGGATTTAATGAGGAAATAAAACTGGAAGAATTGACAAACAAAATATACGATATATATTCATCAAATGCCGAAAATGCATTAAAACATTTCATCGACCGACTTTGTTTTAAAAAAATATTACTATGCAAAGAAGACCAAAAAATATTCAATGCGCTATTCAGCAGCATAACCCCCACAAAGAAACAGCGCGAAATCATCGATAAAATAATGAAAGACGACGACACAAATATTAAAAAAGGCGTTGAGCGAAGTTCTATTGAATCGGAAGAATCGGAATCGGAAGAATCAGAAGCAGAAGAAGAAGAAGAAGAAGAAACCAAAATAAATTATATGGACATTTTAAAGCATATCATACCGCTGATTTGTTTATTGACTATCCATAATGTAGAGACCTCGTTTATTGAAATGTTCAATCTCATTGAAAGCGATAGCAATATTTATACAATATTGATTGACCAAACCAAAAGCTGGTGGGGGAAAAGCATTGATTCGGCAATTATCAAACGGTTTATCAACCTTTATATAAAATATATGAAAGACGATGTCGAAACCGCGCAAATCATAAGAACCGTAAAAGAATTATTTGTAAAAAATATTAACAATAGCAATGAATTGTCGAGTTTGATTGACAAATATTTTGTTCCGCACGAATTGGAAAAAAACTGCAATGCCGAAGTCTCCACGCATTACAAACTTCGCCAGGAAATGTTATCCAACCTGCATATTGATTTTTGGAAAACTCCTCAAAAAGTATTGGAGCCGTGTTGCGGAAAAGGCGGGTTCGTAGTAGATATGATTGGGAAATTCATGGAGGGTTTGAAGGAATATAAACCAGATGCCAAAGAACGATATAAGTTTATCGTAGAAGAGTGTGTATATTGGTGCGACATCAACCCGACCAACATATTTATTTGCAAATTGTTGGTCGACCCATACAATCAATATGCGTTGAATTACAGTCAGGGGGATACGCTCAAATTGGACATTAAAGAAAAATGGAATTTGGCGAGGTTTAATGCAACTATCGGGAATCCTCCGTACAACGAAGACCCGAACAATTCAAACGATCCGCACATGAAACCGCTGTATCAAAAATGGATATATAAATTCACAGAGTTGTCAGACAAATTGCTATTCATAACCCCGTCAAAGTGGTTCACCTCGCAAGACCCCGAATTGGTAGAACTGAGAGAATATATGAAAACGTGCAAAGTTAAATTTATTACGCATTATCCGGAAGACAATGTATTCAAAAATGTTAAAATTAAGGGCGGGGTGTCATATTATTTGATCGATAAATATTACAGCGGCAAAACGTTGTTAAACGACATTGAAATCGATATGAACGACTATGATATTATAACAGAGCCCAAATTTTGCGAGTTGATCAATCATCTCGAACATAATAAATTCTTTGTTAAAAATTTATCCGAGCTATATACATCTCAGGGCAAGTTTATTACGAACAAATTGGAAAAGGAATTGACAAATGACAAAGAAAACACCACGTGTTGTTTCGTAAGTCAGAACAAGGGGTTCAAAAAATACATCGATACTGAAAAAATAACCGCCAAATATGACTACTGGAAAGTAATTACCACCGCAGCCGCATACAAAGGAACCAGCGGATTTTCAAATATGTTTATTGGAACCGATGCGCAAATACACAGTAGGTCATATATATCATTCAAAGTAAATGATAAAAATGAAGCGGACAGTTTATATAGTTATTTAAAGTGTAAGATATCTCACATACTATTGTCTTCGCGTAAAATAACCCATAATTTATGCAATGGTTCGATATTTAAATGGATTCCATTGGTTCCGCTCGATAGAATATGGACAAATGAAGCATTGCACGCGCATTTCAATTTATCCGAATCGCAAATCGATTTAATACGCAACACAAAACTCGACGGGACATTTACACCATTTTAAAAATTCTTCAACTGCGCAAAACACGAATATGGGTCTATCCCATAAATTTTTCCTTTAAACATCTGCTGGACAAAGAAAAAACTGATCTGGCATTCGATTCCGCACGCCAAAATGTGCCGATACCATATTTCGCCCAGTTTCCGCATTTCCATATTGTTTTTTCTCACTATAAATCCAGTTGCATAATGGATATCGTCTGTCTCCAAAAGCCCCGACCGAATCTGTTCCGCCATGTATTTTTCGTATTTTTCTCTCTCTACCGCGTACCTTGGTTGCAGCATTGCATTTGCAAATTCGCTTTTGGCCGATGGAGGCCATGTGGCGCTGATGAACGGATGACGCGCAATCAATATGTCGTAGTTGCTATACGTAAACGCATTGGTCGCCAATTCAACCACTTCTTCTGTTTTTACAGTGAGCGCGCTGTCAAAATAACACGTTGCGTCATACCCATTCAGTTCGGGATACATGTAGGGGCACGCTTTCAAATGTTTTGCGTCCATTGCATCCGCGGTCAAATTATTTTTTACCGGGATATTTATAAAAACCGGATTCCATCCGGTATTTTCCAGACGTGCATATGTATTTGAATTATTGGTGTAGAAAAAACAATCATGGACTTTGGAAGGACACGGTGGAATTTTGTTTCGCTCATTCGAATCCGCGCCGAAAAAACAAGTGTAGAATGCGATTTTCATTGTGAATAAATATAATAAAATGGTTTTAGTTTTTATATTTATTTTAAGGGAACTCGTCGTTCCCTTATGATCCCATACTAAAGGAAACCGT